GCGAGCGGGGGTCCTGCAGAACCCGGGGGTCCCGAAAGGCAGGGCCCCCTGTGACAGGGCAGGGGGGTGCCGTGACGGCGGGGGTCCCCACAACAGGGGCCGCCCCGCCCGCCGCTACCCCCCGCAGCAGCAGCCCCCCGCTCACCCTCGCCCCTCCGGATCCGCCACAGGCGCATACACCACCACCGGTCGGGTGCCTCGCAGCATCTCTCCTCGTGCCCACCGCACGGCCGGCCAGACACCGGCACACGGCATCTGGCCACACCCCCCAGCGGAGGTGGGTCATGGCGAAGCGACCCTGGGCTAGCAGCCACGGACGCTCCGGCTCAGGGGGGTTCCCGCCCCGCATCCGCCGGGCCATCCTCACCCGGGACGGCTGGCAGTGCACCCACGTCGACCCCCACACCGGTGAACGCTGCACCGCCACCGAACGCCTCGAGGTCGACCACGTCGTCTCCCAAGCTGACGCCCGCCGTCTCGGCTGGACCCCGGCCGAGATCCACGACCCCGCCAACGGCGTCACCCTGTGCGCACCGCACCACGCCGCCCGGACACGGGCCCAGGCCACCGCCGGCCGTGCCCGGGCCCGTGCTGCCAGGCCACGCCGCCGCCCACCCGAGCGGCACCCGGGTCTGCGCTGACCGCCCCGCCCCACGCACGCCCGCCCGCCCGTGCGCCCACGCCCACCAGCCCACCCGCCACGCCCAGATCACTGGGTCCCCCCAGATCACTGGGTCCACCCAGGGGGCCCACCCCCCTGGGTACCCCACCAAGCCCGGAACGGCATAGCGCCTGCCATCGTGTACGGGTTGTGAGGTCCGCTAGGAGGTGCCGATGCCCCGCAAACCTGGCCTGAGCGCCACTGGGCCGGTCCCTAAGCGGTCGGACCAGCGTCGCCGTAGGAACAGGCCCGAGGTCGAGATCGAGCGTGCTGAGGGGGCTGTGGAGGTCCCTGTGCCGCCGGCGGATCCGGAGTGGCACGAGATCGCCCGGGACTGGTACGAGTCGCTGGCCCTGTCGGGGCAGTCGCACTGGTATGAGCCGTCGGATTGGGCGACGGCTCGTTACATCGCCGAGGCCATGTCCCGGAACTTGAAGGCGGGCGCGAAGTTCTCGGCCATGTTGTTCGCTTCGGTGATGAGCGGCATGTCGACGCTGCTTGTGACTGAGGGCGACCGGCGCCGGGTTCGGATCGAGCTTGAGCGTGCCGGCGAGGGAGGCGATGAGGATGACGATGTCGTCTCTGAGCTTGCCCAGTACCGGGAGCGGGCCGCTAGGTCGTCTTGACACGTTGCCGCCGGGGTTGCCGGAGCTGACGCTCGGCTATGAGGCGGCGAAGTGGGCGCATAGGTGGCTAGTGCAGCCGAATGGGCCTCGGGCGGGGAAGCCGTTCCGGTTGACGGACCGGCAGTTCCGGTTTTTGGCGTGGTGGTACGCGGTGGACCGGGAGGGCCGCTGGCTGTTCCACCATGGGGTGCGGCGTCTGGCGAAGGGGTCGGGGAAGTCGCCGTTCGCTGCGGTGTTGGCGCTGATCGAGTTCTGCGCTCCGGTGCGGTTGGAGCGGTTCGACGACCGGGTGCTGGGCGGGTGCCGGGGCAAGCCGGTGTCGATGCCGCTGGTGCAGATCGCAGCCACGGCCGAATCCCAAACGGCTAACACGATGCGGATGGTGCGGGCGTTCGCGCCGAAGGGATCCAAGGTCGTGGAGGCTCACGGGCTGGATCCGGGGAAGACGAAGTACTACCGGCTCCCGGAGGGGACGCTCGAGGTGATCACGTCGAGCGCGACAGCGGCGGAAGGCGCCGAGGGTTCGTTCTCGATCGGGGACGAGACCGAACACTGGAAGCCAGCGAACGGTGGGGTCGAGCTCGCTGCTGTGATCCAGGACAACTTGGCGAAGTCGGGTGCCCGCATGTTGGAGACGTCGAACGCGTGGGTGCCTGGCGCCGAGTCGGTGGCGGAGGCCACGTGGGATGCGTGGGTGGCTCAGGAGGAGGGCCGCACCCGGGGCGAGACCCGGAGCTGGTATGACGCTCTGATCGCTCCGCCGGACACGGACATGTCGGACCCGGAGTCGCTTAGGGCGGCGTTGGAGTTCGTGTACTCGGATTGCGAGTGGAAGAAGCCCCGTGAGGGTGCGCCGCCGGATGTGCGGCCGATCATGGAGCGGATCTGGTCGCCGGCCGCCCGCCCGGACGACAGCCGCCGGAAGTATCTGAACCAGCCGACGGTCGCTGAGGACGCCTGGACCCGACCGGAGGACTGGGCGGTCCTCACCGATGTGTCCCGGGTGGTGGAGGACGGCGAAGAGGTCGCTCTGTTCTTCGACGGGTCGAAGTCCCGGGACGCTACGGCGCTGATCGGGTGCTGTATCGAGGACGGGCACGTGTTCACGGTGGACGTGTGGGAGCCGGACACGGCACACACGACCGAGTCGGTTGTCCCGGTCGCTGACGTGGATCTGGCGGTGCGGCGGGCGGCTGAGCGGTGGAAGGTGCTCGGGTTCTTCGCGGACGTGCAGGAGTGGGAATCGTTCGTGAAGGTCACGTGGCCGGAGCTGTTCCCGGATCTGGTGGTGCAAGCGGTGCCGGGCGGGAAGGAACCGCAGGCGATCGCGTGGGACATGCGTTCCCACGTGTTCGATTTCACGCAGGCCGCCGAGCTGTGTTTGGCGGAGATCGAGGACCGGTCGTTCTCCCACGACGGGGACTCGAGGGTGGCCCGGCATGTGGGGAACATGCGGCGGCGCCCGAACCGGTACGGGGTGTCGGTCGGTAAGGAGTCGCCGGCGTCGCCTCGGAAGATCGACGCCGGTGTGTGCGTGATCGGTGCCCGGATGGTGCGCCGTCTGGTGCTCGCCGCTAGGGCGAACCAGGCCCCGGCGAAGAAGCGCCCTGGCCGTGTCGTCGGCTGGAACTAGTCAGGTGGTGACGGATGCTGAGCGCAGATGAGCTGGCCGACGTCATCGCGCGGCTGATCCAGCAGCATCAGAAGGAACGGCCCCGCCTGGACCGCATCGCGGCGTACATGCGGAACAAGGTCGCTGCGATCTACGAGCCGCCCGGCGCCAACGACGAGTTCCGGGAGCTCGCTGACCAGTCCCGGTTCAACGTGCTGCCGCTGGTGGAGACGACGCTGGCGCAGACCTTGTTCGTGGACGGGTATCGGCCGACCCTGGAGTCGGGTCGTGCGGTGGACCGGTCGAATGCCCCGGTGTGGGATCGGGTGTGGCAGCCGAACCGGTTGGATGCCCGGCAGGCGTCGATCTACCGGGCGGCGATCCGGTACGGGTACTCGTATGTGACGGTGCTGCCGGGGGATCCGGCGCCGGTCGTGACGCCGTACTCGCCGAGGAAGCTCACCGCTCTGTACGACGACCCGGTGAACGACGAGTGGCCCCGGTACGCGATGGTGGCGCAGCGGCCCCCGGTCGAGAGGCTGCCGGCGGGTGGTGACCCGCTCGTGACCCCTCAGGTGTCCGAGGGGGCGACGCTGCTGGTCTACGACAGCGAGTACCGGTACCACGTCAAGAAGGACGGGTCCCGGTGGCGGCTGCTGTCGGAGGTCGAGCGGCACGGGACGGGGTTCCCGCCGGTGGTGCGGTTCCTGGACCAGGTCGGCGACGAGGACGACGACGACGGGATCGTGTCCCGCGGGAAGATCGAGCCGCTGCTGCCGGTGCAGCGCCAGCTGAACCAGACGACCTACGGGCTGTTGATGGCGCAGCACTACGCGGCGTTCAAGCAGCGGTGGGTGACCGGGATGGTCGACGAGGAACCCCAGTTTCGGGCCCGTGTGGATGCGATGCTGCGGGCCGAGTCACCGGACACGAAGTTCGGGGAGTTCTCCGAGACCAGCCTCGACGGGTATCTGACGTCGAGGGACAAGGCGCTGCTGTACATCACGGCGGTTGCGCAGATCCCGCCGCACAACCTCCTGGTCGGTTCGGGGATCTCGAACATTTCGGCGGAGGCGCTCGTCGCGCTTGAGGCGGCGCACCGGCACGACATCGACGAACACCAGACGAGCTTCGGCGAGTCGATCGAGCAGATGCTCCGTCTCGCCGGCAAGGTCATGGGCGACAGCAAGGCGTGGGAGGACACCTCCGCGCAGGTCGTGTGGCGGGACACCACCCCTCGTTCGCTCGCCGAGGTCGCTGACGCTCTCGGGAAGATGGCGACGATGCTCGGGATCCCGCCGCAGGCGTTGTGGGAGCGGATCCCGGGGGCGACGCAGAAGGACCTGGAGGACTGGCGGGCGATGGCCGAGGAACGGGACGCGCTCGCCGAGTTCGAGTCGATCGTCGAGGCGGCGAACCGTCAGGAGACCGGCGATGCCATCGGAGCAGGCGAACGCTCGAACGGCGCTGCACCAGCGGGAGCTGCAGGTGCTAATGGGGCTGGTGTCCCGGCAGGTCTCGCAGCTGGTCCGCGGGGCTGACCCGTCGGACATCGACGCTTGGTGGGATCGCAGCGAGCCGGCGTTCGTTCGGCTGGTGCAGCGGAGCTTCACGGTCGCCCGCACGGTGACGGGCCGGTATCTGCGCCAGCACGCCGCGATCGAGGGTTACAGGGTGGCGCCGGCGGTGCCGGGGTTGCCGGTGGAGCAGGTGGCGGCGGCTCTGCGGGTCACCGGGCCGGTGGCGTTCAAACGCCACATGCGGATCTCGGATAGTGAGACGGCGGCGTTGCGGACGATGGAGTCCACCCTCACCGGCTCCGTGGAACGGTTGGCGTTGGAGGGCGACCGGGAGACGTTCAGCGAGACGTTCCAGCGGTCTCGGGTGATCGTCGGTTACCGGCGTGTCGCCCGGCCGGGGGCGTGCTCGTTCTGTCTCGCTCTCGCCTCCAGGGGCGCCGTGTACAAGTCGGAGCGAACAGCTCAGCGGGTGGTGGGCCGTTCGGGCCGGCCCCGCGGCGCCCGGGATATCGGCGCCTCCTACCACGACCACTGCCGCTGCTTCGCCTCCCCCCTCTACGACTACGAGGAAGAGCCTCAGGAGGTCCTGGCGCTCCGTGAACGGTGGCAGGAGGCAACGGCCGGGCACTCCGGCACGGCGGCTCTGAGGGCGTTCAGGCGGGCGATGGAGGGACGAGATGGCAGCTCCCAGCCAGCAGGAACGTGAACGGCTCGCCAAGCAAGGCAAGGCGATGCCGGACCCGGAGCGTGGCGGCCGGTTCCCGATCCGGAACCGGTCCGACCTCGAGAACGCGATCCGGGCTGTTGGGCGTGTCCGCCCCAACACCGAGGAAGCCCGGGCGAAGGTCCGCCGGTTCATTATCCGCCGGGCCCGAGAGCTGGGTCTGACCTCGTTGATCCCGGACACCTGGCGGTCCGACGGGACGCTGAAGAGCTGATCTCGGCTCCGCTGCGACGGCGGGGCCAACCACCGCTGCGATGGCGGTTCCCCCAGCAAAGGAGAAGCAGCCGCGATGGCTGACGACAACACCGCGCCCGCGACGGGCGAACCCACCACTGACGACAGCGACGCCGAACAGATGCTCGCTGACGCCGTCAACGACGACACCAAGCAGGATGACGAGCCCGAGCTCGGCGACGCCGGGAAGCGGGCGCTCGAGCGTGAACGCCGGGCCCGGCGCGAAGCCGAAGCCCGCCTGAAGGATCTCGAACCGCTCGCCCAGAAGGCGAAGGAGCTGGAGGACGCCAAGAAGACCGAGCTGGAGAAGCTCACCGAGCAGCTCCAGCAGCTTCAGGCTCAGCACGCGGAGGCGTCCAGCGCGCATCTGCGGCTTGAGGTGGCGCTCGACAAGGCCCCCGAGGGGATGTCGATGGCGCAGGTCCGCAAGCTCGCCAAGCGGCTCACCGGGTCGAACCGGGAGGAGCTGGAGGCCGACGCCGAGGAGCTGTTCGCCGAGTTCGCTCCCGCCCCGCCGGCGGGGGGTCGTGGCCGTCAACCCAAGGAGAACCTGCGCTCGGTTCCGCTCGCTACGAACGGGTCGGTCGAGAAGACCGACATGAACGAGTGGATGCGGGAGCGGGCGACCCCCAACAGCTAGTCCTTGACCGGGTCCTCCCCGGTCATCTCAACCCAGAGTCCATAGGAGGACCCTCATGGCTGGTTTCGAGGAAACCATCACTTCCAATTCCGATCTGCTCCCCATGGAGTGGTCGACCGAGGTCATCAAGCAGATGGCCCAGTCGTCGGCCGCTCTGGCGCTGTCGCGGCGTCGCACGATGTCGACCCGGCAGCAGCGCATGCCTGCCGCTGCGGCGCTCGCTGGCGCCTACTGGGTGGGTGCGGGGATCGGTGACTCGACCGGTCTGAAGCAGACCACGAAGTCCGAGTGGACTGGTGTGAACCTGATCGTGGAGGAGCTGGCTGCTCTGGTCGCGATCCCGCACGCTCACATGCAGGACTCGGCGTTCCCGGTGTGGGAGGAGACCCGCCCCCAGATCGTGGAGGCGATGGGCCGCGCCCTGGACGAGGCGATCTTCTTCGGGGTGAACAAGCCGGTCACGTGGCCAGACGACCTGATGACGTCGATCACCGCTGCCGGTCAGGTCACCACCGCCGGGACCGGTCCTGATATCGCCGTGGATGTCGCCGAGTCGGCGAAGGTCCTCAAGCAGCGTGGCCACGCCACCAACGGGTTCGCCACGGAGCCCGGGTTCCAGTGGGGTCTGACCGGGATGCGGTCCCAGGACGGGATCCCGATCTACCAGCAGAACCTGTCGGGGCCGATCACCACCGGCCTGTACGGGTACCCGATGGTCGAGGTCTCCAACGGTGCGTGGGACGCCGACGAGGCCGTCGTGATCCACGGCGACTGGTCGAAGTCGATCATCGGTATCCGCCAGGACATCACGTTCACCCGCCACGAGTCCGGTGTCATCAACGACGCCGAGGGCGCTGTCGTGTTCAACGCGATGCAGCAGGACTCGACGATCTGGCGGGCCGTGTTCCGGGTCGCGTGGGCTCGGGCCAACCCGGCCACCCGTCTCGGCCCGAACC